GTCTGGTCCAAAACTTCCTGACCCAGTTCGTTGATACGAGCCATGAATAGAAACCTCCGTTTTCTTGTCGACTTTGACGTTGCTATCTCGGATCACCGAAACGGGGGAGCAACCGGCGAGAATGGATAGTGTGATGAGCCATGCAGTAAAGCGTATCATTTTCTTGTGCCGCAAAAATGCGATTGGTAGGAGGTGAGGTCATGAAATCACCATTGAGAACGGGCTCATTGGAGAAATCACGGGCCATATGCCACGAGTTCAGAATAGTACGCATTTCACCGGAGACCTGAGAAGGAATGCTCCGATAATCGTCATAGATATTCTGATAGCCGAACACCTTATCTTTATCAGTAACACCGGCGTACAACTCACGCGTATAAACGGGCTGCTGGGAAAGATGTTCGAACTGGTAGTTGTAGAACTCGGCAAACGAGCGACGAGACCACATTTTATGGAGGCCCTGCATGTAAATGCCGATGGGGCGCACCATGGCGAAAGTCAGCACGATACCGTCTTCTTCGAAGAACCTGCGGAAGCGATTGGTACGCATGGCACCGATGCCGTGGCCTTTGAGAGCACCGACAGGATCTTCACCGCCGGGAGCAGTCTGCAACACCTCGGAAAACTGAATAGTCTGGCGACCACCGCCAAGATATTCGGGAAGCTGCAAACGAGCGTCCGAGGGACGGATGCCCATATCCATGAGGAACTCATTGTAACGAGCACCCCAAAGAGAACGGGTTTCCTCGAAACGCTGCATCGCCATAGCCTCGCGCCAGTCGGCGATATTGATAGAGCCGATGGAGGCTTCTCCGGGCTGATAATTAAGCGAGACCTTAAGGGCAGGGTCGGCCCACGAAAGGTTAACCCTGTCAGAACCAGTATTACCCCAAGCAGAATTGCCAGAGGAGGTAGCACTATACTGAAGATCAGAGTAAGTGACCTTATTGTGCTCTCGCTCCTGAACACCATTAACCGTAAAAGGAGCGGTGCCGGGAGTATCACGGAAATTACCGGTAAACGTCGGCGTACCATTACCAGTAACAGTGCCGGTAATAGTAGGCGTACTAGCATCGCCAAAATTGACCGGGATAGTCACTTCCGGGCCAGTCTGGGGAGTGGGGGAAGCTGTCGTGAAGTAATCACGGCCCCACGGAGACGGGGCCAGAGCGGTAGACGTGGTGGTATCAGCTCCACCAGTCATAACCCAAGGAAGTTCATCCTGGACACGCTCATCACGATAATTTTCATTGAAGATGTAGTTGTAGGCACGGAACGCAAACGCATTCACCGTCAGACCTTCAATACCGGTAGGAATACCCAGATAGTCAGCGAGAGAGCCAACAGGAAAGCCACCTGTCGGAGCAGTGATATACGGCACTTCGCTGGCGTCTGTACCTTCGGGACCACGGGTACGGAAATCTTCCCAATCTTCCCAAAGGAGACGATAGGGAACATACCACGAATGAATCTTGACGTGCACCGGATGCATCACCGGAGTAACGAGGGGAGCGAGCCGGAGAAAAAGAGAGGTACTTTGGCGAAACGTATCACCGGGAAGCACCTCATAGCAGGCGATGGGATAGATATAACCCATCTTGGCCGAAAACAACCGATAATGGGAGAGGCCGAAAGTAGACCGTCTCCGCATACGCTTACGAGGCATGGAACCTCCTTTTCTGGGCAAACAAGCGTTCTTTTGCTTCCAGATTTACGATTTGTTGCTTTGTTTCATCCTGCATACGTTCAAAGAAGACACGTTCATCGCAGGAGGCCAGATGTTCAACGTATTTTTGCCGAATTTCGGCATACCATTTCTCATCCGTCCAACCTGATTCAATCATTTGCCGTAGCTTCTCAACAAGATAGCGCCCAAAGGGCCACCATTTTTGACCATGCATCAAGCCTTTCGGCACATCTTGATCTATATGAACCATCTTCTGGAACACAGGATTATTCATCAACAATTGGACTTTTTCGAGAGCAGGGTAGCCGATACCGGGCCGTCGAGACATTGTTGCAAACTCGGGTACGAAGTTATCAGATTTCTTGACATACTTCTTCGTAACATACCCGGCAACGTATTGATACGAAAGCCTTTGTCCACTGCCAACATGAACCAATCCAATCGGTGAGCCAGTTTCAGGGTCTTTCCAAGCGCGACGAACAGCAAGGACGTGTGACTGGGATAAACCGTAGAGAATAAGATGGTAGTGCGGACGACTAAATTTTTCTCCGTATTCTCCAACAGCATAATATCTGAAACGTAGTGGGGAAAGATTCTTTCGAAGTCTCTTAAGGAAAAGCTGCAAATGCCGCTTAACAAGTGTACCTCCTTCGGGCAGAAATTCCGGCGAATAAGTCAACGTGACAAACAAAGAAGAAGGATGACAGAAGCCTTCAAGCATCAGCCTATGGGTCCAGACACGCCGCTTGTTGATACGACACGGCAGGCATTGCCCACAGGGGAATGGCTGGCCTGACAGCAAAAGGTCCTTCCCAAGATCAGTAGCCTTGAATGCCTCATTGGAAAGAATGGCCGCCTTGTAGAGACGGCCAGACCTGTCACGAATAAAAGGGCTCTTACAGAGCAAGCATTCTTAACCTCACATCCGAATGCCGCCACGACGGCGGAAGACGGAACGAATACGGCGACGACGGAAACGACCACGACGACGACGGCGACGATAAGCCATAAAAAATCCTCCAGAATTAAAGGGTTGAGTTCCGAAAAATCTCTCTGCGATTGTCAAAGAACTGATGTCCCATAATGTGTTGTTATGACGACTTTGTCAATAGAAAAATAACAAAAAAGGCCCCTCCGAAGAGGGGCAGGGAGTTAGCGCTTAGTTTCCATAGAATCTAGCCTTCGTTCGAGATATCCAATCTCCCTTTCTATACGGGTAATAAGCTTGTCGGAGTGGGTTATACGACCACGCCCAACCACCACGGCCGCGATCAGGAAGGTAAGAAGCGGGTGGTGCAGCGCTAGAAGAATCCCAAGCAGTAGCAGGAAGCCGGTTACGCAATTCCCAACTAAGTTGTCCAGCCAGATCATCATCTGTCGAATCTGCATAGGCTTCACTCCGGGCAATCGAATAGCCACCGTCAGAAGTACGGAAATACCGAATCTCAGGATTAGACCCAGCCTCAGCAGCAGGAGTAGCCGGATCATTCATGACAATTTCGGCGGGCTTGGTTTTAATGATATCACCAGGAGATGTAGCATTAGATTGCCCAGGCATCAAGGAGCCATCCGGGGCCAAGGAAGGCATGGCGGGCACCTGCTGTTGAGTACGAGCAGACTGCGCAGCATTGCGGGCAAGTTCCATAGCCATATCCCACTTCATGGACTGAATACGGGTTTCCGTTTCCTGATTCTGGAGCTGCTTACCTTTCAGCTCTTCATTGAAGAGGGCATTTTCCTTTTGCTCACGTTCAGCACGTTCACGCTGTGTAGCCTTAGCATCCATGGCACGATCTATGCCTTGTCCCATATCCTTGAGGAAGGAATAATCCGGGGAATCGCCAATTACGGCGCTAGGCGAGTAAGAAGCAGTCAATGCACCGAGCGCAGCGAGAGGATGGAGGCCCGCAGCCTTCGCATCCGCAACCTTCCAGCGGATTCCGTTCTGGGCGAATTCCTTTTGGTGTTCGTAGTTAAGTTGATTGAGACGTTCGGCGCTAGCCTGTGACTGACCAGCGCCAATAAGACCAAGAGCGCCGCCGATAGCGCCACCAATTGCAGAACCCCAACCCATAACATGCTACTCCTCACTTACAGCGGATATAAGACTTTTCTGTCCAGCGAGGGCGGCGCGTCGGGCGTTTTCCTTTTCCAGCTTTCGACAAGGCGAAGAGAACGCGGCGGCGAGACCGACGACGAATGCAAACGGCAGTTTTCTGTGGTTCCGAAAATGAAAGGTGCATCCCTTGGAACAAGCCGTGCACTCGATCGTGTACTGGTTTATATCGAGTTCCGGCAGGGGTTCCATCGTTACGAACAAATCTTCCTTTGCGTACATGCTTAGTGCTCCTGAGGTCTTCGACTTCTCGAAGGTGTGTTAATGGGGACGGCTCGACGAGCCTCTTGATAGTAAATTGCAAAACACCGGCCCGGCGCGGATAGTCGCGCCGGCGCCGAGCGATCATGTTGAGATCGCGTGTTTGCCTGTGTCTGTGAGTAGGGGGGGAGTGTGTGGGAGTGGCCTGTTTACGTCTTGTACGTTTGGACATCGTGACCACCGTTGGTGTCACTCAGCACAGTACACATCAAGGGGGGTACTGTGCTGAGCCGGGCTGCGCCCGGTTGCGCGTGTCGGGAGGTGGACAAGTCCACCTCCCTAGCGCGCCTTATTCGCCATCTACGGGCGGTTCGGGCTTGGGTTCAGGTTCGGGCTTGGGCTTGGGCTTGGGTTCAGGCACGCGCCCAGTACGCTGTTCGGCCATTTCCGCAGCAGAAGGATAACTCTCAAAGTCCGGGTAATCATCCCGGTCCTCTCCGAAGTCGAGCATATCCTCCGGCCTTTCATCGGGAGCATTCTCCCGCTTAAAGGCCGCTAGTTGCATCTGTATCCGGTCGAAAATCGTCAGTTCCCGATGCTGAAACGGGACCGGGAGACACTTCGGCGTCTGGTCCAAAACTTCCTGACCCAGTTCGTTGATACGAGCCATGAATAGAAACCTCCGTTTTCTTGTCGACTTTGACGTTGCTATCTCGGATCACCGAAACGGGGGAGCAACCGGCGAGAATGGAT